GGAGCCACGCCAAAGCGTTTACCGATGTCGTACCAGCGCCAGCGTTCCGCCCGCATCCAAACTAACTTGCGTTGCTCGACATCCAAACACTGAACCCACTGCATGACCACGAGCATGCGTTCGATCTCTGCCGGCGTGGGCGGGAAACGATAGCCTGGCGCATCGTCGCTGGCCATGCGTTCGTACTCCGTGCGAATGATGGTGGGCCAAACGTTGAAGTAACCCTGAACCCTGACCGGTGGCAGGCGATGTGCTGTACGCGAGGCTTCGATGAGCCAGTTGGCCACGTCATCCGTCGTCCATTGAAGTGTTACTGCAACCATGTCATTCCTCCTGTGTGTCCAAAGCCCAGTGCAACAGTGCCAATGCATCTGCCTCGTTATCGTCGGTCACCGGATGCCCCAGTTCCCGCATCGCGTCCATAACCTCTGCCTTGCCCGCATTGCCCCTGCCGGTGACGTGCTTCTTGATCGTTCCCACGGGCACCCCTTGGTAAGGGATGTTGTGGTGCTCGCACCAAGCCGTGAGAGTGGCCAGCAGTCCGCCGTAGACATGGGCCGCATCCACGCCGGCATGACGGCGAACTTCCTCGAAATAAACGCAGTGGATTTCAGTGGCCAGATGGCGCATGTCGCTGAGCCAGCGCTTGAAACGCAGGTAGCGCATGCCTCCCCCTTCGTACCGGCTTGACTTAAAGCTCTCAAAGCCATGGACGACTTGCGCGTCCAGCGTTCGCATGGCCCATCCGGTCGTGGTCCCCAGATCGATTGCCATGACCACGGTGCGTGTGGCAGGCATCGGATCGAGCGCGTGGGCACTCTCCCTACGTAACGGAGAGAGGGCATCAGCCCCCTCTCCTACGTAGTAGGAGGGGGAGTTTTCGCCAACTTCCAAAAAGGCAGATAGTGAATAAAAACAAGGACTTGGCTCAGTTGGCAACTTTTGCCAACTGCCAACTGCCAACTGAACCGGCAAATTCGTAAGTGCTTGATCTGAAATGAAATTAAGTTGGCAACGGTCTGCCAACTGAATCCAGTTGGCAAAACTTTGCCAACTTTCAGCACATTTTTTGCCAACTTGCTCATGCGTGTTGATGCGTGTGGCATCGCACAAATGCAGCCCCATGCGGGCGTTTTCCAAAGCGCAGCTCATACCAGCGTGTGCGTGCTCCTGCGCACCGATGCGAGCGCGTGCCAATACGCAGTGCGTGATGTCTCTATCTTGGCAAATCGTGTTCATTCGGACTCCTGTGGGTCATTGCTGTTTTCGGGATAGACCCACACTTCCGGGTTCTCGACGGGCATCGCTGCCCCGGAAAGCGGGCACTTGTAGTGGGTAGGAAGGACGCGCAGGGACACCGTGGACACCTCTCCGGTGTCCGAATCCGGTTCGCCCTGGGGCAGGTTGACCACCATGCCCTCGACACACAGGTAACCAAACTTAGAGCGACCGATGGAGGGCAGCCCATAGTCCTGTGCGTTGCGGAAATACTTGATGTAGCCCTGCGTGGCCAGGGCCGACAGGCGTTCGCGGATGGTGCGCTCGCCGCCTAGGCCAGCCTTGCCCTCGAAGGCCTCGGCGAACTGATTGGCGGTGTAGCAGTTGCCCTTGAACCCTTCATCGAGCAGGATCTGCAAGATCACATCAAGTTTGCGCAGCCGCTCTGCATCGAGCCGCTGCCCGTACTCCTTGAGGACTAGCCGCTCACTGGCATTGACGATCTCCCACTGGTTGTCGATCTTGTCGACGTAGCGGATGGGCAATCCCGGGCCATTGCGCAACTCAAAGATCAACTGGCGCACCGTGGTCGACTCATCCGGCCTGTGCAGCATCAGGCTTGACGAGTAATAGCTGCGTAGGCTGCTCGCACCTGCAAAAGCCTGGAATGGGTCTTCCTCGAACTGGCGTTTGGTGATCTTCTTGGTGTGGTGGACCAAGATCACGCCAGCATCCGGATTGACCGCGAGGTGCAGCTTGGTCACACGGCGTGTTAGGAAGAACATCATGGCGTCGTTGTCGTTCTCTCCACCCACGCCGCCACCGTCGAATACGTTTCGGATCGGATCAATGGCAATGATGTCCGGCGGCTCACCACCGAAGTGCGTACTGATGGCATGAATCAGCTGCTCCAGCCCCTCGTCATTGAGAACCAGGTGCAACTGTGGCGTGACCATCAGATTGCGACGTGCCAGCGCCAACCCCTCCTTAGTCAGGAAGATGTTGTGCATGCGCTCCTTGAGGTATGGGTATCGGACTTCGGCCTGGATGTAGGCAACCCTGAGTGGCCTTGCTGGCACCATTTCCAAGAACGTCAGACCGGCAGCCATGTGAGCGAGCCATGACAGCAGGAAGTCGCTCTTACCAACCTTGGGGGCACCGCCAAAAACAGCGATACCGCCCGGCGTGACGATCCGGTTGGAGACCAGATCAGCAGGCACAGGCGTGTGGTCGTCCAGGATCTCGCCCATGGAATAGATGGGCAGGCTTGCTGTGCTGGCCTTGACGTTGATGCGCTCGCCAGAATGCAAGAACTCCTCGCAGTCAAAGTCTTCGACCAAGGCGTCGGCGGCATCCCATTTCTCAGGTTTCGATTCCGGTGGGACAACAATCGCCACCGACCGTGCGCCCACGGCGCTACAAGCCTTGGCAGCCGCTTCGGCGTAATCCCAGCCCGGCGCATCTCGATCTGGCCAGATCAGAACGTCTTTACCCCTGAGCGGGGTCCAGTCCGTCTTTTCGATGGGCGCCCTGGCACCGTTCATGGCTGTCGTTGCAACGATGCCTTTATCGATCAAGGCCTGGGCACACTTCTCCCCTTCGACCAGCACCACCTGCCTGGCCGAGACAATGGCAGGCTGGTTGTAGAGCGGACGAGGATCAGGTGCACGCCACATGCGGGCGCGCACATCCCAGGGCCTGAATTCCTTACCCGAGGGGGGGTCGTAGCGATACACCCGGGCGATCAACGTGCCGTCGGCGCTCTGATAGTCCCAGGTGGCGGTGTACGGGCCGAGTTCATCAATCGGTTGCTGGCGGACATCACGCTTGATGGATCTGCCGACGGGCGGGGCAACGCCACACCACTGTCGAACCTCTTCAAGAATGCGCGGAAAGTCGTTCTTGACCGACAGGTTGCGCGACAGTCCCCAGGCATCGAACACATCCCCACCCATGTCGGCGGCGAAGTCGAACCAGAGGCCGCGGCGCGCACCCTCCATCTCAACGACCAGGCTTTTGCCGGGTGAGCCATCAATGTCGCCCACGTAGAACTTCCCGCCACGGATACGACCCTGGGGGAACAGAAACAGCAGGACAGATTCGAGCCGATCGATCAGCGCATGGCGCAATCCTTCGACATCCTCTGTCGTCCCGGTTACGCGATCCGCTGCATCGTTGAAGTCGAAGTAGCTGGGCTCATGCATCAAGACCCACCCCAACAGCGTTCCTGCCATGAACAGAAGCGGCACTCCTGGTGGGTTGGCGTGGTCGAGAATCGGGGCAGCACCTCACCGGCATCGGTGGCCGTGATGACACGCACGGCGCGATCAGACATTCGCTGGGCCAGCCCGCCATCAAAGGGCACCAACTCGAACCAGATCTCTTGGCTGTCTTTGTTGATGGCGGTGAAAAGCGCTGGGTTCTGCGAAATCCCCGAGATGCTGGTTTCCATGTAGGCCTGGTAGATCGCCATCTGCGCGGCATAGACCGGTTTGGACTTGGCCACACCGTTTTTGACCGTGTCACGCCAGGACTTGTCGTTCATGGTCTTGCACTCCCACAGCGCGGGATAGCCCATGCCCAGTGACGCCGGCCCGCCATTCAGGACGCCGTCGACATGGCCCTTGATCCGGCCACGAGCCACGGAAAACCCGAACTGCCCGCCCTGGGCCTTGCGGGTGTACAGGTCAAAGCCGATCAGGCGTAACCACCGAATGGCAAGGTCTTCCAGTTGGTGGCCCACCTCGAATACCCGAAGCAGACGACCAGAAAACTCCCGCCCTGGGTCCACCGGCGTGCGGGTGTACTCGAACTGGAGCGCACGCTCGCAGGCGACTCCCAGGCGGGACGCGCCCAGGTAGTCACGCGGCCTTTGCGCATCGCGCTCCCGCGCCAGCGCGTCATCGATGAGCGCGCCGACCTGTTCATGAAATTTGGGACGGTGATTGAAGTCGAGCATCACACCCGTCCTTGCTGCCGACCTGCGGCTTGAACAGCGAGCCGTTGCTGCAAAAACGCCCGATCCTTGGCTGCCATACGCTCGTGCTCTTCGAGCATGTGGTCTTGGTACTTGGTAACGACCACATCAATGAGTGTGAGCACCTCCTCACGGGTGTAGTCGGCAAGAGGCCGCTGCATACCGATAGAGCCAACGTACTCGCCCAGCGGTCCAAGACAGGACTGCATGGCTGAAATTTCCATATCACTGGGGTCGATCATTTGCCCCTCCGTTTTGTTCATGAGCGTGGAGAAGGCCTCCTGACAGCGGCGGGAGCAGAACACCCACTTGTCGTTGTAGCGAGAGGGGTCTGAGCGGCGAACGCGCGGGTTGAACCAGCCAAATCCCTTGGCTTTGCGATGGCAGACAGCACATTTCACGCAGCCTCCAAGATCGGGTGGACATGCGCGTCGTTGGCCGCGTTAACCAAGCGAACGATGGCGTTGCGGTTGAATCGAAACGACAGCAGTGCGGACGCCTGGTAGCGCGTCAGTCCGTAATCGGCCCGAAGCTCTGGCGGCAGGTACTGCAACTGTTTCGGTGTAGGCGCTTCGTTAAGCCAGCGGCGGGTCTTGTGGGCTGAGTCCTCGGATTCGTTGTCGTTGAGCCAGTCGTCCGCCTTGGCCATGCAAACCGTGCGCTCACCGACCGCCAGCAGCCTGGTGTTGAGTCCCTTTCCACCACCAATCGCGTGCCAGCGACCGTTGAGAAAGAAGATGCCGCCCCAGGCTGTGAAGCCCGTGGCCATGAGTGCATCGTCACTGCCAAAGAGATCGCACCAACGGAAATTGGATCGACTGAGCAAGTCAATCTCGCTCATGACGAACTTGTCCAGCACGCCTCCATCTGGTGCCTCTGATGGCTCCCAAACATGGGAGCAAAACGGGCACTCCATGACGGCCAGCGGTACGACAGCTCCGCAATCCGGGCAATCCTTGGTCGGCGCATCACCA